AACTTATATCATATAAATCACCATACTTTTTGATAAAACTAATTTTCTCATTAGAACTAATATATTTTCTGGTGGGTCTCTCATGCCTCTCAACTGTTGATTCTTCGAAAAGTGGGTCAGTTAATTTAATATCACCTTCTTCTACATCTTTAGATTCTTCAATCATCAATGTTAATAAATTAAATATATTTGTTAATTGAGCTTGAACGTGAATACGCTCTTCTTCCTTTATACTTCCTTTAACGCCTTTCTTCAAACTTGGAGGTTCAGCAATTTGAATCAACTTATCAACACCTTCAAACACATTTCCTTCCGTTGTTTGTTTTGAGTTTTCATCCATCATATTTTTAATATAAATGGATTGATCTCTAATTCTTGCAACATTAAATTTGCCGGCTATTTTATTAAACTCAAATAAAATTTTCTCTAATTTATCTAAAAACTTCTTTCCCTCTTCAGCCTTATTAAAATCATGCTCTCTTTTTTCAACATATAATTGAATTTCTCTCTGCATATCTTCATTACTTTTTCTAAGCTCTTTTCTTTCACTATTATTTTTACTTATTAAAGCCTTGGCAACTCGCTCAGTTTGTCCCTTATATGATTCCTTATCAAGCTTAAATAACATAATATCAGAAGGAGAATGTCCAGCCTTTCGCCTTCCTTCAAAATTTACACCATGAAAAACATCATATAAAACTTTAACTCTGTTTAATAAAAGACTTTTTGTTTTTTGCAAAGAATCTTCGCCGGCAACAGCAATTTTATATTTTTTCTCAAATATTTGAGCTAATCTGAATATTCTCATGAAAAATGGTGCAAGGAGACCCATGACTTTAGTCGTGGGAGGAATTGCACCCTCCTATTACTATTATATAAAACCTCTATATCTTCTATTTTTACTTTTTGGTTTCTCTTTTTTGTTATCATAGAATGAACAGTAACTAATCCTTTTGACGTTCCTCCTAAATAACCAAACTTTCCTTTATATCTAACAACAGACCCTCTAGACATCCCCAACGATACTGTACTTCCATATTTAGTACGTTCTCCTTTTTTACCAGGATTTTGTCTCTGAATAACTCTTCTGTGGTATTCTAGAAAATCTATTCTATATAAACCTAAATAAGGTTTTACATTTAAGCCTAACGCTAATTCACATAGACAATGAGAATCTACATTATGAGTTTCCCAAGTATATAATAATTTCTTATTACTCTTCTTAAACCCTCTACTGTCTCTATGCGTTTTAGTATTATAACCATTTGTTTTTACCAGAAAAATATCAGGATATAATCTATTGAACTCACTGTCAAAATATTTTTTACCAACTTCTAAAGGTGAAAAAGAAGAATTCCATCTCTTTTGTCCTTTCTTTGTTGTTGCTGATATATCCTCTATATTTACACAAGTTATAGGTAATATTTTACAATCCCATCTAGATTTGGTTGATGGAGGAACTCTATTTTCTCTAAAAGACCTTCTATTAGACCTACATTTTCTATAAGGAGTTTTACGTTGTCTTCTGCTTCTATGAAGAGCTCTTCTAGTCTCTAGGTGAGTTTTTACCCATTCAGTAGTATTAGTTGTAATATTAAGAATAACTGATTTTTCTGAAGCTATAGTATAAGCCTCTCGTTTAGAGCCTGTATCTATACCTAAAGCTAATTCAAGATATACTTCTCTTTGTTTAGATTCTTCTTTAAGAAGTTTAATGCAGAAAATACCTTTCTGCCAATAAACTTTAGCTCTATTAGTTTTAACTAAAGATCTTGCCCTTCTTTCTGAGGTGGGAAACAGCGGTTTATTATATTGATTAAGCACTGGAACTGACATTATAACATCCTATAAAGGAGAGCATTTGACTGCTCAACTAGTACAACTCGCTTCGACATAGGCAAACCGCAGGGGTTAAAGACTAGCGAAACATCCTTAACATACTTTAAACTCTTACCATAACGAGTTCTGATTTGCTTATTTAACATATTGATTTTTATTCCTTCTGTTTTGTCTAGTACAATATTTTAACCTGATCAAAGGTTATTGGCTAGATACCCTCGCACAAGCCCACGACTTTAGTCGTGGGTTATTGACTTTTATCCAAGAATCTTTGCTGTCATAAACGCACTTGCTTCATAATTCTCGTCCATCCCCCTTCTGTAAAGAGGTAGGCAATTTCCATATTTATCTTGATATACCTTATGAAGCGGTAGCCCGGTGTGCCCACATAATTTATGCTGACTATGCTTGCTTTCAATTACCATAGAGCATTTGCTAACTTCTGCTTCAACTCTATTTCCAGCTAACCCATCCATATATACCTTAAATCCAATGGCGTGTTCTTTTTCATTTCCAGAACTTGCTAATATATTTAAAGCATCTTCTGCTTTACTATAATTGTTATCCATAAATGCTTTTTTAATATTCTCAATTAAATCAGCAGGTTTAAGTCCAAATAATGGGGAAGCAGATGCAGCCGCCTTATAATCAGATTCATTCTTGGCATTCAATTTACTAATCCCACTTAGACTTAGCTCATTAATTTTCCCATTACAAATCATTAATTCAGGTTTTACAACCTTATTATTTACAATTTTCACCGGAACTGTGAAGCCCAATCTTCCACCATTTAAAGCAACACTGTAAAAAATATTTGAATCATCATTTCCACTAACCACAACCTGAGGATTTTTATATCCTATTGAAATTAGTTCTCTAGCAATAACAGAATTTCCAGCCTTAACTTTATCTTCTCCAAATTTAAATGTCGCCATTCCATAAGGAGTTGTAAATTGCTTTTCAAATGATTCAAATTCATTCATTTTTGGCAATTGAACATCTTTAACACTCGCTTCAGCTACTTTTTGTCCAACTATTTGTCCACCAAAAAATTCAGCCTTGCCCTCTCTAATTGCATTTAATTTGGTTAATGCTAATTCAGCTCCACTCATTTCTCTCTTCTCTTCAGCTGATTTAGTTAAAACATCTAAAATTAGTGCAGAATTAATATTTAGTTTAACTCCAGTGTTTCCAATTAAATAATTCTTGATATTAATATTATTTAAATCTTGAGGTCCTTTATTTCCAACAAAAATAGAGGCTTGAATTATATTATTATTTTTAACTTCAACAGGAACATAAAAACTGGTTAATCCCTTTGGGGTTTCATATCCGGCTTTAATAACCAAAAACTTTTCATTTCCAGAATCAACATTTAATGATGAGGGTTTTAAATTCCAAATATCTAAAACACCAGCAACTGACTTTAGAGCTTTATTTGCTAAATCCTGAGAATACATCTTAAGAGGAATGCCTCTATCAAATACAGAATTCAAGGCATTAGATAAGATGGGATCAGATACTTTATAAGGATTTAATTCAACTGAATCGTCTTTAACCATCTCTTTAATTGGAGATTTGAGTTCAGTTTTACCAAGCTCATCTTCAAATAATTCAGCAAACTTTGTATTTGCTGAATATAACTTATTATATAAGGATCTTAAATCATTACGAGTAATGAAGATGGTATTGTTGGAAGCCATTTTCTCAATTACTCTTGACATAGAGCCCAATGTTTGGTCATGGGGATAAGCTTCAAGGCATTTAGCTAATTTAACAGCAAGCACCGGAGTAGCTATTTTTTGATTATCCTCTATTGTTTTATTAATAGAATTTACTAGTTTTTGGATTTTGTCGAGGGTCATTTAACACCTTATTCCACAAATTATAACAACTCTGGATATTTGCCTAATACTTGTTCCTTAGAAGTAGCGCTTAATTGATTTAATAATGCTTTAACAAGTTTTTTATTTTCTGATAACTTATTTGGTAAATATTGCTCAACCTTATCAAGTTCAGAATTGGGAATGCCTAATTGAGTAGCAGATAATTTAATAAGAGGATCTCCCTTATATGAAATTTGTAAATCATTACCATTCTTACTAAGAAGAACACTCCAACAAGAAGCTTCCTTCTCTTCTCCAGTATCTTGATAAAGAGCAATTATATAATCACCATCTTCTGTGGAGTGAATTTGCCACAAATCAGCAGCTTTATCGCCGTCCTTGAATCTAACAATATCAAATGCTACTTTTTCTACCTTATCTTTTACATCATTCAAGCGATATGCTTTCTTTATTAGTTGATTTTCTAAACCTGAATAATCGACAGAAAACTTGGACATTATTACTCCCATATTGACATATATAATATGTCATATAATATAAAGAATTATTGATATTATTTAAGGGCTCACCACTTTTCTTCCCTTAATGCGGTCATCTTATTTAAAATATCTTTTATAACTTCATCATTCTCTATTATCTTTCTAATCTTACGCCGACTACCTCCATATGTCTTTTTTGAATTATTCTTGTAATCTACATTCCCATTTAAACTTTTGGTTATACTAGATTGATTGACCTTTAACTTTTTGGCTATCTCCATCTGCGTATATCCATCTGAATATAACTTTATAACATCTCGTTGCCTCTCGGTTAGCATCGTATCAACTATTCTCCAAAACTCTTTCTTCAGTTGCTCCTCTAATATTAGAATTTGCTCGTCATAGTCAAACGGGTTTAGTCGCTTGTATATCCCGTCCTCATTTGAAAAGGCTTCCATTAGTTCAGTACTACATGTAAGCTCAAGTAATAAATGTTGGTAATGGTCGGAACGCGTTCTACGTCGCTCTACGTTTCTTGACATCGTCATACATCTCCTATATCAAAGTTTAACGCCGTTCCTCAAAAGGATATCTCTAACTGTGGTTCTGCCACAATTATATTCTTCGGCTAATTTTACCATCGTAATAAAGTTATTTTTGTATTTATAACAAATTTCTTTTTCAATTTCATCAGTAAATCTACGGACAGATTGTCCTCCCATATTTATTTCATTTTTATGAGAACGTCTCATAATTACTTTTTCTCTTTTTAGAATGTCTCCAACAAGAGTTTTACCGCAATTAAACTGTTTTGCTATATCTAAAGTAGATCTTTTATCTTCCACATACAACCTACAAATTTCTTTTTCTTGTTCTGGAGAAAATCTTCTATTAGCTAAAACCTCTCCTCCAGACTGAGCGCGACCCATTCTAGTCTTCCACTCCTCAGAAAAAGTTTTTCCTGTATTTGTTCCAGCTTTACCCATAGATGATTCGGATATTCTCTTTTTTGTCTCATCTGATAAAACCACACCCTTCCTTGTGCCATCATGAGTTTCATAATATTTCTTTAATGCCTCTGAAACCTTTTTAATTGTTTCTGGAGACCTTGGCTCCTGCTTTCCTCCGAGATCAATATTATAACCAATTTCATGATTTCTACTATCAAACTGCCTGATGAACTCAATTTCAGCATCATTTACTTCATCTTGAGTACCATATTTAGCTATCTCTTCAAACACAAAATTATCAACGCCATATTTAACCATAGCTCTAGTTATAAGTTGCGAACTCACAACTCCAGTTTTAATAGAGGTGTTAAATGCGCTTTTATACTGAGCCCACCTTAAATATGGGTTATTAGTTTGCCCAATATATATTTTACCATTAACCTGATTGGTAATCTTATATATATAAAAGGGACCGACATAACTTACATTGTCATCGAGGCTATTATCTACGCCCTCGGCAA